GGGAGTATGTCAAAGAATCTATCTACAATCCTCATTACGAATATGTCAAAACGACACTCGTAAAATCCAAGAAGGATCTTCCTCTCATGCATCAGAAGCATGTTGAAGAAGGACATGAAGGTACCATGATTCGCGATCGCTTCAGTGTGTACGAGGTTGGTCAACGAAGCAACTACCTCCTCAAGCACAAGGATTTCCAGACCGAGGAATATGAAATCATTGGTGCCAAGACGGGTCACGGTCGTGACGCTGACGCTGTTGTTTGGGTCTGTAAAACCCAAGATGATCGGGGGTTCACCGTCAGACCCGAGGGTACCATCCTCCAACGCGAGGAGGACTACAAGAACAATAAGAAATACATTGGAAAGATGCTCACTGTGCGTTTTCAAAACCTGACAGCCCTCGGTGTACCCAGATTCCCTGTCGGTGTGTGTATTAGAGATTACGAATAATATTAAGGTAAAGAAATGAACAGCAAAATTGCCATAGATGTAGATGAAGTCCTCGTACACTTTTTGAAACCTATGTCCAAGAGGAGGGGAGTTAAATTACCTAAAAATCAAAAATACAATTACCTTTATAGAGAAGTTTTTAATTGCACAGAAGAAGAATCTCAAGTAATACTTCACGATTTTTACATGTCGGAAGACTTTCGTAATTTGAAGCCCATTGAGGGTTCCCAACTCGCTATGAATAACTTGTATACAATCTTTGATAAGATGTATATCGTTACGGGTCGTCAAGAAATTGTTAGGGAACCCACTGAAATATGGATTGATCATTTCTTTCCGGGTGTTTTTGATGATGTCATTCTCACAAATAGTTTCACAGAGAATGAAATCAAGAAGATTGACGTTTGTCGCGCTCTAGGCATTGGTTGTATAATTGATGACAGTATGGGGACGTGTAAAGAATGCATTGAAGGTGGTGTGGAGGCTATAAATTTTGTGGGTGAGGATGTATACCCGTGGTGTGAAGAGAGTGATATCAGTCTTCGTCGTTGGGTGGACCATGATATTCAGGTACTTTAAACAGCGTTGGGTGTACTACATTTTTTTGATTCGGGTGATAAAATTCAATGTAAAGAATCACACGGTCTTCTTTAGACTTATTTTCAGCCCAATGGGGATATTTTGCATTTAATATGATATGTTTACCATCTTCTTCTTTTACAGTACCCATACTCCAATGATGTAAATAACAGTCGTCCGGACATTTAAGACCTAGATGATAAGTGAACCTGTAATTAGGACCACTGGGATCTACGTGTTCTTCTAGCTGTACACCACCTTTCATGAGGGCAAAACCAGCAATACGAATACCCGGTATCTGAGAAAGTAACTTGAAAGTTTCTGGGCATTTAGCGCAATTACCTGATAATGCCACATTTTCCCAATAAAACGGCCAGCTAATCCAATCATTTTGAACATGATCTTGCCCTCCCTTAAGCCAACCACACTTACCAGCCGAATAATCACTTAAGATTTTTCTCATTGTATCACTACCTTCCCATTGACCAGTTGGTCTAGGTTTATCACTAATAAATTCATTCATTGGTAAATCATCAAGCTCTTTACGAATGATTTTCCAATGATCTTTGAGATCTTTAAGATTCATTTGTTTTAAATAGAAGTATTTTTTTAATATCGCGTAATTGTAGATGAAACACTTTTACGCCATACTTTTTTCAGTCCTTTTGGGGTATGCATATTACGAGATGATGGAAGCGTCCCTACCCACAGAGACAAACTGTAGTTACATGGCTTCGCCCATGACAGATCTCCTAGCGTTTTTATGGGGGTTTGTACTCATGGGTTACGGTGTGAGATACGACAACGCTGTACTGACCTTATTAGGTTGTACGATTATCGTTGAACATATTTTCCAACTCAAGAGAAAGGTGTAGATGTTCCACCTATTAAAATTAACCCCTAAACAAAAGGGTTAGTAAGATTAATAAGTTTATCACTGCCATTCGTTTTCATGTAAATAACTTCGTCGCATTCACCACCTTTCATAACGAGTTCAGCCTCTCCACACTCAGTACCGGATGCCTTGTGTCTATCACATGCAACTTGAGTCTTCATAGTGATATTCATATCCTGACTGTATCCTATGAAGGTCCTATCAACCCCCCCTTCTTTGTTTTTAGCTTCAACAATGGCTTTCCATGAATAGGGACCAAATTTCCATTCGTTCGTGGAGTCAACAGGTGGTGGTGGAGCGTCCAAACTTGTAGCGTTATGTCGTCCACCAAAACGTCGTTTAATGGAGACGACGGGTTGGAACAGAAGTTGTGTTACACTCAACATTGAAATACAATGTACATACAGTTTTAAGTTACTTTTACTAGTTGACATTTTCCAACTAGTAAAAGTAATTGTGCACTCAAAGGGTTTCGAACCCCTGACCTCAAGCTTTATTGGTGGAAAATGATAGATTAACAATATTACTACGCATCCATTTCCAAAGTGGATTCATAGTTATATAATACGATAGGTTATTTTTACAAAATGGAAAACACTTTGTAAAAGCAACTAACTCCCCCAACCGGGTTCGAACCGGTGACCTCACGATTAACAGTCGCGCGCTCTACCAACTGAGCTATGGGGGAATGGGTCCTCTCTACCTGAATCGAACAGGTGACAAATGGAACTACAGTCCATTGCTCTACCAACTGAGCTAAGAGAGGAATATCAAGCTCCTACCAAGACTTGAACTTGGGGTGGTGGATTCAAAGTCCACAGTGTTAACCAACTACACCATAGGAGCCGGAGCCTCAGCTACTATATCAGTAATTTGATTCTTTTCTTTAACCTCATTTATATATTTAAATCCGATTAACGTTATTGAAAAAAGTCCAGCGGATGTATTAGCTATGATCATTGGAATCACACTGTAATACACGGAATATATGAGACCCAAAGAACTCGCTACCATATTCAGTCCAAGAAACTTGTAATCAATCGCATTGGTATCCTTCTCCTTGTACACATGGTGTACTTGGGGTATGAACATAATAGCAATTAGTATTGCACTTGTCAGCCCAATGCCATCAACGAGGTTCATCTTATTCTAAACTATTTTCTAATGTTTAAGTAGGTATGTTACCACTTCTCATTGTGTTACTCGTAATAGTACTAGTGTTCTTCTACAGTAAGAGAACTACTAAGATAGAAGAATACGATTACAAGTGTTTTTTATTGACTGTACCAAAAGAGGAAAAGAGAAGAGAACGTTTCATGAAACATCACAGTCCTGAAGTGCCAATTGAAATCATATATGGTCCAGATACACGGGATATCAAAAGCGCAAGAAAGTTTGAACACATGATTGAGGGTGAATATTTCGAAAAAGCTGTAGAAATGCACTACGACAATAGTGTGAAGAGGCCCGACATCACATATTTTAACATGGGTGCTATTGGCTGCTTCATGGGTCATTTAGAGTTTTACGACCGATGTTTTGACCAGGGGTTGAAATATGCAGTTATTTTTGAAGACAATGTACTTGTAAAATCCAATCGTCTCTATAAAGAGATACAGAATGTCATAGATGAAAGGGGTGATGAATTTGAAATGTGTTTTTTCCATTGTCTCTCACGTCTTCCCGACAAACAAGATGGGAAGTTAGAAAAGGTCAAATGGATCTCCAGTACCAAATGTTACCTCGTTAACGTTGAAAATATGAGAGGCTATATAAAGCATTTTTTACCCATGGATAACCACATTGATATGAAACACGAAGATCTCATAGCTAAAGGTGCTAGAGTCTATTACAAAGATATGCGTCGGTACATGAAGATTGATCGGACTCACCATAGCACAATTGGTCACCATGAACACGGTCGTAAAGAGTTCTTTTCTAAACTCCATCCATCTGCAACTCCACGAGATGTCAAATGGGGGTATTAAGTGTGTCTCTCTGTAATCATATATTCCGGGTACATCTCACGCATTAACCGCTTTTGTGGGAGATAAATATTTCTTTTCTCATTGAGACACATAGCCTCAGTGACAAAATTAACAATCTTCTCGTCGTGTCTAACATCCATTTGGATCGTGTAACCTGAAACCAAAGTTTCGTGTACATCTAGATACACTTTAGCCGTGGGGAACAAGATGTTCTCGCTGAGGGTCATAGTATTAAAATGACGACCGAGGACAGCCAAACGAAATCTAGCGACGGACATAATTCTGTACTTTTCCTACGCTCCAAACGAGACTCAAGATTGCCGTGGCGTTTTTGAAAGTCTCCTTAGGGGAGTTCATTTATAGATTTTATATAGTTTTGGTGTCACTTAGGTTAAGCAAATGACTTGGTAGTTCCCTCCTCCTTTCGTTTCTCACGACACGCATCATTCTTCTCCTTCTTCTCAGCAGCCTTCTTGGGGTTCGCCTTCGCCTTGTTCTCCTGTTTGATTTTCTTCTTCTCGGAATCGGTGAGTTTATCCTTCGCAGTATTGTCAATCGCCATTATATATGTATATCATTTTAAATCTATAAGTTCCTAATGTATACAGGTCTCTCAGTTCTGATGATTGAGAGACCCATACTCAATATAGACTTAGCTAACCGCGATTTCACGAAGATAACACTGTGATCTACATATCTTCTTGAATTTGGACGATGACGATCTAGGACTTCCTTCATGGAAAGGACCCTCCCAATTGAAACCTTTTTACACTCGGTGAGATCTATCATGAAATGCACTGGTTTCTTATAGGACCATGCATGTGTGAACATGGAATCCAAAACCTGAGGTGTTGTTGTATCTCTAATTTTGATATTGTACTGGAGAGACATTATGAATTAACAATCTTATAATATTTTGAGGATATATTTCTCCATAAAACGTCTCTAAACCAATTCAAATATCCATTGACATTTCTACATGTATAGTGACTAAGGCGGTCATCACATGGTTTATTGATAAAGTCCATGATGAGGAGTAACCGTTCACCAGTCTTAAACTGAACTTTGTGTAAACAATTATTAGCTTCTAAAAATACACCCATATTCTCCTTGAAAGGAAACGCATCATATCCCTCTATAGAAAACACTGTATCACTCGTATCATGAATTGGAATCACTAATCTATATTGTTTAACATCTGGTCCATATCTCTTTATATCATGGTGATAGTTTTCATAGTACTGTGCCTTCATACCCTCGAAATAATAACGAAGCCAGCACCTCTGCAAATCTAGGGAATTAACGGGGTATAACTGTTCACCAACAACTTGTGACAATTGCTTCAAAAACTTTTCATTCGAATAAAAGTTTAACTTTACATCTTCATTCAAGTTCTTATTCTTCTTAGCACTACCTAAAAATGTATCAACGAGTTTCTGCCGACACGTTTCAGATAAAATATCTTCAACGATTACAAACCCTTCCCCTCTGGTGACCTGATCACCCCGGGTATTGACATCACAGTTTAACTCTATATCGTCCACCTTTCTCTTATAAAGAAGAAATGGTACCACAAATACGAGTATTAATAATATTATGACAATGTATTTCATCTACTATATACAGCCATTTTTATAAACATACAAGAAATGTTTATAAAAATGATTAATCTGGTCAAGAATCTGTACCATCTTCCGATAATTTCTAAATTTATTACTAATAGAAAATTTTATAGTTAATGTATACTTCTGAAGTTTTGATCATATGAAAAAATAGTTTTTTCAAAACTTATCGGAAGGTGGAACAGATTTTTTGTCCTCATATTGCAACCTCTTTTGCTCTTACTAAAGTATTGTTGTAACGAGGAAAAACGTTATAACAATACCCCCGCTGGGAATCGAACCCAGAATTTGACTTCACTTAACTGGATGTTACTCCATTATTGGCATACGCATGGTATAAGAATCATGTGATAAGACCGTTTCACTACAGGGGCTCAAAACTCATAAACTGTCACAGTAAATCGTCCTCGCTGTTTTACCATGGTTTCTAAGAAGAGTTCTCGTATCTTATCCTTACCACGATCTGTACCTTTAAGCAATTTCATCTGTTTATCAATTATGGCTTCTGATCTAAATGTTATATATTCTGGTGTATAACATTCAACGCCATCTGTAGTATCTATAGTGACTGTATTTGGTGGTGATGTTTGAGCCCCTATGAATTTTGGGTCCTTGTACATCTCTCTAAACATTCAAACTTACACTACATCTTCATTTTAATTAAGTAAATCGTGAGAAATATACATGACAAAAAACAAATAACGCTAATGTAATCATAGGCCTTCTTTATGTTATCATATCCCGGTTGGACATTCTTATCTATACCAGATGGTTTGACTATGAGATTATCCAATAAAAAATAAGCACTACCCCAACCTTCTTTTGCATTTTCAGTTTCCACTACTTTTTGATATGCGAGTGGGAACTTGTAAGTATATTTGGAAAGATGTCTATTTGTCTCAAAATCAGAATGACCACCCATGAAGTCGTGATCTATCGCATACTTCATATAGTTATCGCTATATACAACTGCATGTGAAGCACTATTGTACATTAAGAGTTGATGTGTTTTACCTGCAATCACATCTGTTGGAAGTGGAAACCCGAATGTAGTTCCCAAGTTATAAATGTCGGGATTTTTCTCTATGAAAAATGTGTTTAAATCTTCAACAACCTCTGGATCTCTGATACGCTCGTCAAACTCACAATCGTCTTCTAAAAGAAGGATCCTCTTGTAGCCCCTATCAAGTGCGTGCTGAAAAACTGTCTTATTCGCGTCTTCCAAATCAATATTTGGTTTATTTTCACGCAAAGACTTTTCACACTTCTTGTAACCAAAGTTGTATTGAAAAATAACCCTTGAAGTTGGTTCGGCTTTCATGATGTGCTGATATATTTGATGCTCCCTTGGAGAATCATGCATGATGAGTACATACGTACAATCTACACTAGGATCTAAGTTACCTTTTGGAAGTCGGTACTCCCTGTAATAATAACAACTGTCCATTACAATATATGAGAAAATTTACTCATCAGGTTTAACAACTTTGAGTTCATATTTGTTTTCACCTCCGTATACAAGTTTCTTGTAGAGTTTCTTCATGAACTCGGGCATGTTGTTACCATTCGCGGTAATATCAGAGATGCCAGGTAAAAAGCAAGACATACGCCTATAGAAGAGGGTAGTCTTATCGGAAGTATCCTTGGAAGCATCACCAACACGGTAATACTGTTTGTCAAACTCTCCAATGTTTTCTAAATCCTCTTTATGAGTCACCTTCATTTGGATTCTCTTATTGTCATTTTTAGCGTTGATGGCACCGGAGTGAATCAGATTCGCATCAAATAAAACAGCTTGTCCGGGTTCACACCCAACACTCTTGATTGATTTAGTTATGTAAATCTTGTTCCTCTCCTTGTGGGACTTGGGTATCACATCCAGGCATGACTTCATCTCCTCCAAAAAGAAGATGATTGTATAAGAAGGGTGTTTCATTTTGGGATTCAACATAGAACCATTTTCATCACGATGACACGTAGATACACTTGACTTTTCTATCGAGAAAATGTAGTCAGTAAATACATAATCCTCACCCAATATGGTATGAAGTTTCTTTAGAACACCTGGATGATCATGGATAAACTTTTTAGCCTCTACATACTTCTTGGAATCAACTAGACCCAAAATATAATTGATCTCACTCTCGTTGAATGCATCAAATATGTGGAACCCACTATCAACAACCTCGTCCGTCTGAATAAAGTGGACATGATTGGTTGTAGTCGCATACACACAAACTATCAGTAAAATCACTATCAATATGTATCTCATTTTACTTATAGTAATATTTTAAACACTCTCCATTCTATTTAGGTCCTCTCGGGATACCCCGTCCCTACTTCTACGTCTAACTCCGTTAAATGCACCCAACCATCTGGAAACTGTATGTTTAGAACCAGTAAGTGATGCTGCATCATCACTCACCACAATAGAGAGTCCATTACAGACATCCGGTTTGTTTTCTTTATCGGGAAATTGTACTAAGAAAGCTTGGATAGTAATAGCTGGTATATCTGGTGAATCATCGAGAAGTTTATCGTAATCTTCTCTACATTTCATAATAAACTCAACCACATTATCCCGATGCTTGACATCGAGAGAGAGTTCCATATCAATACTTCTATAGAGTTTAGACCATTGTACACACTGTGCGGAGTGTGCCTCTGAGAGACTTAAACTTTGACTAAATTTACTAATAGACGTAAGTATTCCCGCCAAAACATTTAGAAATGCGAAAAAATACTGGATAATCATAATGTTATTTTTTGTTTCGTCTGATACCCCATCGTTTCCACTCGGATTTAACACAGCGAAACCACCGACACCTGTTATACTCGCTATAACTATACTCGGGTAGGCTAACCAATCATTCTGTTTCTTGTAAAATAGGCGTGCGTGATTATGTAACCAGCGGTATCCAGCCGCCTTTTCTGCCCATTTTATAAGCAACTTTTCTTGTTTTTCACACCATTCACACTGTTCGTCTTGTTTAACACTCATATGGTCTATTATTACAATGAGAGATAAATTTCAAGTTCGGGTTTCATTTTTCCTACCCACCACTTCTTTTTTTCCGCATCCCACTTTCCACCATTTGATTTTACTATATCCTTTTCGTCAAAGGGAACATTTAGGAATATTCGCTCATGGGTAGATGTACCGGTATCTACCACCCATTCTTTAGCTTCTACTTCTGTTTTGAATGATTTATATACCGCACCTGTAAACTCAAACACCTGTTCCTTAGCTTCATCCCAAGTTGTGTAAATACCCGGGATGTGTCCTTTAACAACAGCATAAATTTTTTGTTTATTCGTCTTATCTGTTCCACCTGCAGCTCTGTAGGCTAACGTATCTACTTCTTCATTTTTAGGGTCTCCGTTATGTGCTTTTACCCACTTCCATTCAACCTTCGTTAATTTATTACGCACGTCATCAATATCAACCCATAGTTCTTTATTTTTTACAGGTTGTCCTGTTCTAGTTACCCAGTCGTTCTTTTTCCAGTTGATAATCCACGAACTAATACCATTCTTCACATATTGACTATCCGTAAATATACAAACTTCTTGGATGTCCCTCTTCAAACACTCTTCTAGGGCTTTGAGAATCGCAGTCATCTCCATTATATTATTAGTCGTGTCAGTCTGTTTACCAGATAATTTAAACAGATCACTGACCACACCCCAGCCGCCACGTCCAGGATTACCGAGACAACTTCCATCAGTGTAGATCTCATACATGATTCTCTTACGAATTAATTTTCTAAGTCTATTGTAAAAAAATGATGATGATGAGAAGTGCTGCACCATTCTTAATGCTAATTTGTTGTTTATGTTGCTCCTCTTCATTCATGCAGTCGGGGATGAAGATTCCCACTACACCTATCGCTTCTAGTACAAGTAGTATTACGTGTTTTACCACAATGTTGGGGATGTTAGGTGGTGGTTTGTTTTGAGGTGTATTCAGAGGCTTTCTTTGGTGTTTTACAAATCGTGTCACCGCAATGATCGCGGTTCTGGTACACAGAATTGATAGATGTTGCTATCTCGTTGCACGACTTTAGGGACCATCTCCCCAATTTAGGTTTTTCGGTTTTCAATAGACTCTCCAAGAGTGTCTTGAATATCATATCAAAATATGACATTTTATTTTTAAGTACCAGAAAACAATGACAGTTAAAAACAAAATATGATAAAGTCTCAGTGTATAATAGGGAGCTATCAATGAAATTCAGGGTCGTGCGTCCAAATATGGTAGTAAGGAGGAAGAGAATACAATTGTCCCGTGAAGTAGTTCGCGATTTGAAAGAAGTGAGTAAATTATCTTGTGTCAAACAGTGGGAATTTGCTGGTAATATTAAGTACAAAAATTTTGAGTTTAGTAAACCAAATATTGTTACATCAAAAAAACGAAATCGTGTAGAAGGTCCTGAAATTGATAGAGTTTGGTATTCTGAAATGTCATTTCACACACATCCAGGTAATGGTCACCACGACGGAACTATATGTGATAATACACCAATTTTTACAACCCTCCCTAGTAATGCGGATTTCGAAGCATACATCAAAGGGTTCCCTCAAATGCAAGTCAATATAATATGTGATTCACATGGATACTACGTTATTAATATCCTTAAATCGGTGTACATGAGGGCATCACCTTTACCCGAGGCTGTACATGAATACATGAGAAAGTTGCGTAGTACACCATTCATGCGTATCTGTGTATTTTCGGACAATGGAATTGAATATTTTCAGACGACTAGAAAAAACTGGAAAAGAGAAATTAATGAAAAGGTTGACCCAGAAATGTTGAAACTTTTTGGAATATCAATTCGTTATTATGGATATGACGATGAACCACCAATCGTCACTGTTTATAGGGATATAGATGTAGTGTAGAATCACCGGTCATATTTATTTAAGTTAAAGATATTTTGAGAAAATAAACTATATGATACTCGATCATAGAAACAATGTATTTTCTCAAAATGGTGAAGATGGTGTCATTGAGTATATTTTAGATAAGTTAAACATCACAGCTGGTACATGTTGCGAGTTTGGTGCTTGGGATGGAAAGCATCTATCCAATACATTTAACCTTATAAAAAATAAAGAATGGAAAGGTCTTTACATTGAGAGTGATGAAAATAAGTATAAAGATCTACTTGAAACATGTAAAGAATACCCGAGTATAACACCAGTTCAAAGTTTCGTCACCGGTGAAAATCTTGACGATCTCATTTTAAATAACGACTTTCCAGAAGATTTAGACCTTCTCTCTATAGACGTTGATAGTATTGATTACGAAATATGGAAAGGATTGATGAAGGTGAGACCAAAGTTGGTAATCATAGAACCATCCAATTCCACATCACTTTGGGAGAAGGATGTATCATACGATGGACATGGTGCGAGCCCATTCCTGATCAAACAACTTGCCAAAGAAAAGGGATACACATTTTTATGTACAACGGGAAATCTATTTTTCGTAAGAGATGACATTAACACTTTGGAACCGAACGATGAGATTGAATTCCCATGGTGGTTACCTGATGATATTAAACGAATGGTGTTTCATATAAATAATATAATACCTGATGCACACCTAGATGATTTCGGAAAAGACCTCATTAAATACATTAGAGGTGCGAAACTGGGATACATGACAAATGAATAAAATGATTTTCACGTGGGTTTAGTAGTATCTTTATCAGACCTGAAAAACTTATTAAATGGACAATTTTCACACCGCCTATGACGAATTGCACAATTAAGTGCATCTGGGTTTTTCATACACGTCTTTGCTTTTGCATTTTCTTTAGCCTTACTTCTTTGAGCATATATGCGCCTTCCAAAAAAGCAATAGGGTTGAAGGATCATATTATGATGACGTATTTCGTTTTTAAATAGCATTAACCGTGCACTTTAAAAATGATTTTTTGATTTGATTTAATTTACTAACATACCGAAACCAACAAATTAGTTGGAGAAGGCGAGGCCACCCATGCCTGACTGGATGCGGAGGACGTTGTAGTTCACAGCGAACATCTGCATGGTGGTGGAGGCAACACCGGCGGGCACAGTGACAGCGACCTGCGCGTTATCGATGCGCGAGAAGTTGCAAGTGCCGGTAGGCTGATGCTCTTCGGGCTTGAGCGCGAAAGAGTACGAGTACACACCGGGGTAAGGGTTACCAGAGTGATGGTTGTAGGCCTGGACCTGGTTGAAGTACTTACCCTTCTGGGCCTTGAAGCGGTCCTGACCGTTGAGGATGAGCTTGAAGTCGGTGAGGGGACCGACAGTCTCCTCGCGGAACTTGATGGAGGCACCTTCCCATGACGCACCAGTGCGGAGGAGGGGAACACCGGTACCCTGTCCGATGGACACGTAGGCGTTGGAACCGTGGGCAGCCTCGGGGTCGGACTCGAGGACAATACCGGAGGTACCGGGCTCCGTGGTGAAGTTCCACAGAGCGGTCGCGGCGTTGCCGGACGCTGGGTCGTTGAAGCACCAAACCAGCTCCTTGACGGGGTGGTTGTACGACAGGCGCTTGTTGGAGGTCTGACCCGCGGAGACGGTGTCCGACCCAGTGTGCTGCACCTGTTCGATCAGGTACTCGTGGCCCTTCTGGGCGAAGCGGCGACGCTCCTCAGTGTCAAGGTAGACGTAGTTGGCCCACACCTTGAAGACGTTCTTGTTCAGGTAGGTCTCCATGTCCGACGCGAGATCAAAATCAATGCGGACCTCGTGGTACTGCAGAGCAATGAGGGGCAGGTAGAGACCGGGGTTCCTGTTGAAGAAGAAAATGAGGGGAAGGTACACAACCTTGCCGTCCTCGGCAGTGGTCATCTTACCCCAGTTAGCCTTCTTGGACTCATCCAGGTAAAGCTCGGAGTACAAACGCCACCAGCGCTGGTAGTGCTTGTCGATGCGCTGACCACCGATGGAAAGCTCCGCGGAGGCGATGGCACGCTCGGCGACCCAGCAAGAGGGGGCACCGGCGAAGGTGTTGGACGAAGTCGCGTCGG